CTACGCCTCCGGCAGTTCAGGCCAGATGACATCCGGCGCGGTGCTGGTATCTGTTGCCGTCACCGCGTCAATGTAATCCAGCACAGCGTTAAGGCGGGTTGTTTCTGCCTGCGTCAGTTTACGTCCGGCCTGCAATTTCAGCTGAATCAGACTGATGGAGGCCATTGCAGTATCAATCAGCGACTGGCGCTGTGCTTCTGCTGCATCTACTGCTGCGCCGTGCTGTGCCTCGGTATCCGTCACCCATTTCTCACCATCCCATTTATCGTATGGGGTTAACGGGGCGATAGTGGTTGTATTATCAGGGTAATCACCCGGAGCTGTGATTTCTTTTGATTCCCCTGTTTCGGTGCTAAAAACGATTTCACCGCGATGGTCTGGCACATATTCCCATGAGTTAAAATCTGCAGAACGGCAGATTGCATAACCAGCTTTATGTGTAACTGGTGCATCTAAACAAGAACATGCCGGGATACCGACACCAACGGCAAGATATTCAGTTGATGTGGAAATATATTCCCGCGTTTCACCGCTGTAGTTGTAAACGGTGATGAAGCCAGCTTCTGTTGCAAATCCGTTTTCATCCAAAGTGATTTTTTTTGTGGTCATCATGATGCCCTTACAATGTAGTTAAATGCAATGTTACGTGGTCGGTTTTCTTCCGCAGTTGGTACAACTCTGGCGGCGGAAAAACCTACGTCATACCTACTACCGGGCGATGAGGTTGTTTGACCAGCGCCGCCTTCGTATACAGCATAAAATGCCCCTGTTACCCACTCGTCTGCTGTCATCTGGCTTCCCGCAGTGGTCATAAGTCCCAAGAGCTTCCCTGATATGTCCCTTATAGCATCACCTTGTGCGGACAGCAGCGCTCGCCCTGAATCGACCCCACGCCCGTCATCCCAGCCACGAATAAACTCACCACGTAAATCTGGCAATTTATTTGTTGGATAAGCCTTTGCCAGTTCCGGGTATTCTTCAGCAGAAAAAACCGCACCGTTGCATTTCAGCCAGCCTGTTGGCGGAGTGGCGGAAGGCCACGGAACAGGGACACCAACAGGTAATGCAGAGCCTTCTCCCAAACCAAGGTTTGTGCGAGCGTCTGCGGCATTCGTTGCGCCGGTTCCGCCGTCTGCGACAGTAACCGCACCGTTGCTCCCTTTCTGCGCAAGTTTACCGATGCCTGGGATGGTTACGGCGGTGCCGTTGATGGTAACTGTGATGCTTTGGTTTGCTGAGGTTGTGGCGAACGTCTCCCACGCACCAATATTCTCGTCATACTCCTTGATAAGCTGCGACATGGCCAGCGCCAGCCCATCAACCGAGATATTGTCTGATACCAGAATTCCATACTTCTGGCCGCTCAGCGCAGGGGAAGCAGCTGGAGTAACCGTCATTGACGTGGCGCTGTTCACGGATGAAATCTGAAACAGCTGCACCGGGTTAGACATCACGATAATCGTCTGGCCAGCGCGAACCTGGCTGGCGGGTGCCGTCCAGTTCGTGCCCGTGCCGGTGGCGCTGTTTCCGTTAATGGCGATGGTTCCAGTGTTATAAAGCATATTTTCTCCAGGCAATAAAAAACCCCGCCGAGGCGAGGTTTGCATTGAAAATCATGAGTTATTTACATGTCGTGCTTGTGAATGTGTTCGCACTTACCCAGCGCCAGTTAAAGGGATATCCGGCCCGGTATTGCGTCTGGTTGTTTTGCTTTCGAACGGCGTAAATCATAACGGTATTCTCATGGCCACCCATATATGCCGTGCCGCTGCAAATCGGTTTCTGTTTCTCAAGTACACCAGCGCAACCAGACAGCATTAAAGCGCCCGCTATGCAGATAATTAGCCTTTTCATTTTGATAGTATCCAGAGGTATTCAGTAGCTTCGAAGATACCAATACATAATCGATGGATATAATTGATTAGATAGATAAATTATTTGTTATTGATCGCTCAAAACAATCAATCATAGGCGTCTGTTTTAATTGCTGTCAGGATAATTCCATTATTTATCACCCCTCCAGCACCGCCAGGTGTATTTGCGGCTGTACCGGCGTTTATTCTTGTACTTGTGCCTGAATACCTACAAGATGAGTAAGCGTCGTTTCTGTTCACTTGCCCCAGCCTTGATGGAGCCACTGCCCATGAACCATCAAGCGTCTGGTCAATGTTAATCCCGCCGTTTGCTCCAGGCGTTCCGATTGTCTGCAAGTCTGACAGCACGCGGGACTCATTAGTGAGTACCAGCTTCCCGCTCGAATCCCAGATGGCCATCCCCCATTTCGGTAACGTCTGGGGAAATATGGCAAAAATATATGCGGTTAACGTGAAGCTCTGGTTATAGGGATTAACCCCCGCGACATATATATTTCCGCCGTTCCGGTAAGATATTACTGGCGTGGGCTGGGCGGTATTTGTGGTCCTGATAAATACCATCACAGGGTAGTCAGCATTTAATGCAATATTCTGAGCAACCTGCTGCGAACTGCCATTAGCAGAGGAGTTGAAAGTGTACTTGCCGTAAAGACAAAAAGGCGTTGACTGGGGCGTTACAAATGGGTTCCCGTTGTCCATTAATATCATCGCGCCAAATTCGGCCATTATGCTTTCTCCATGAAAACGACCACTTCACACTTTGAGGCCGGATAATTACCCAGACCTACAGAAGATGCAGCGCTTACGGTTATTGTGCTCCCTGACGCGACAATGCGCCGCCCTACGCTGTTACCTCCTTCATCAAGTGAAAGAACAAAACCAACTTTCATTCCTGAGGGCACCGTAAAAGACCAGCTGCCGGAGGTTTGCCCGGCAGCCAGCTGTATTCGCCCAACGACGGAAACGGGTTTGATGCCATAGTTGTTGGGTTTTCCTGAAGCATCCCAGGTCTGTATTCCATAAGCCATTTCAGAATACTCCCGTTAATCGGCCAACCTGCACCCTAAGAACATTACTGCCATCTTTGACGCTGATCGTCTGATTTGTCAGTTTCATGGCTCCCTCACCAGCAGTCGAACCGTAGTTCTCAAACGTCCCCCCTTTATCAAGCTTCCAGCCAGCAGAACCAGCAACATAATTGTTCGACTGGATAAAATTACCAATCTTTGCGTTGCTGATAGTGCCGTCCTGGATGAAACTGGCCCGGATGAATGTCTGTCCATTCTGGATCACAAACGGCAAAGCCACGCTATTTCCGGCTGCCGTGGTGACGGCGAAGCGATCAGCCAGGAAGATAACCTGCGACTGCATGCCGGATGGCGTATTCTCCACGCCGATACCCATCCCCGCGGCGTAATACTGACCGTTGCTGGAAACGCCAACCTTGATGTTGTACATCGCGCTGAGGTCGCCATTAACGTTGGCTATCGCCTGAGCGTTAGTGGTGATGGCGGAGGTATGCCCGTTCACCGTCGCCGTTATGCCGTTTATCTGCGTGGCCGTAGCCTGCTGATAGTCGGAGAACGTCTGATTCAGGCTATTGATGGATGCCTTGTTGCCGTTGACGTCCGTCTGCAGGCTAAGCAGCGAGCGCGCCGTTGCCTCCCTGTCGTTGACAATCACCTCATCAATACGGTCCAGATTCGCGCTGTTGCCGGCGACCGATGCAGACAGGGTTTTACGCGCAGCCACCTGCGCCAGCCCGTTCTGGATAATGGCAATGGCTGAGTTCTTGACCCCACCCGTCATGCCGTCCATAGACACACTGATGCTGTCGATTCGCTGGCCCAGCGCGGTATCAGCCGTCGCAACGGTCTGCTCAAGCTGACTGAGTGAAGACGAAACATTCCCGACCGTGCTGGAAAGCTCATTAACGCTGGTCTGAACCTTCCCGACGTCCTGGGCGTTTTTGGCGATATCCTTCGCATGCTGCTCAAGTTCATCATTGGCCTGTTTGATGTCGTCAGCCATGCCAGCAATTTTTTCATTGCTGTCCACAGCGTTCTCGATCAGGTCTTTGAACGTCTCAGACCCTTTGATGTCTTCAAGGATCACATCTGTGATGTCAGAAACATCGATACTGGCCTGCCCACGAACCCAGCCGGTATAACCTGACTCGTTACCGCTGCGGTCAACCAGCTGCGCGCGGTACCAGAAAATCTGCCCAGCCTTAAGGCCCATCTGCTGATATTTGCGCTGCGGGTAAGGCACATCGGCCAGCAGCATGGCATCGTCTTCAGTACCGGTCAGGCTGTACTGAATTTCCGTCTTCAGCGTGTCGTCGGTATTCGCCGGGAATCCCCAGTTCAGCTCGATACCGAACACCACGTTTTCAGAGGCGATAAAGCCAACAGGCTTCGGTGGATTGCCCACTTTACCCGTCAGCGTTTTCTCTTCTGAATAGCCCCATCCGGATGAAATTTCTGCGGCATTGATTGCGCGCACCCGCACCAGGTAGCGCCCGGCATAAATCCCCGGGACGTCGAATGACGTGGTGGAGGTGCGCGGCACGTTAACCCAGTTCCCGTCGTTGCGGCGCCATTGCGCTTCATAGGCGATAGCGTTCTGCGCCTGGTCCCAGCTCACGCGCATTGTTTCGACGCTGATATTTTGCTGAACCACGGAAAACGAGCTGATCACGATGTTCGCAGGCGGCGACTGGTTACCAGGCGGGATCACGCTCACCGGCCGCTGGTCAATGATGGCTCCGGTATCGATGCGGGCATATTTATCCGGGTCGTGCCATGCGCCGGTGATTGAGAAAGTGCCATCACCGTTGTCGGAGACGCTGACAACACGATACTGCTGCGCGTAAAGCTCGTCAGATTCAACCACCCAAACAGCTTCGGCCTGTGGCGTCTCACTGTATGCCGTGGTGACTGTGACTGATTCCCCGTTCACGGCCTGAATGGTCCTGCTCTGCGACGCTCCGGAAGGTAGGTTGAGAATAAGGCGATCACCTGGTGCTGCATCAGCTACGCGGTCAAGTTTGATAACGCGACCGTTAACGGCGCTGATGCGGCCGCCCATAACCTTTCCGGAAAGCAGCTCGTCTGCCACGGCGATGATGTAGCCCGGCTGCGGAATGTTTCCGTCCAGCCCGACATCAAACGAAACAACGCGATCCTTGTTATTGGTGAGAATACCCCAGCGCCCCTTTCGGTTCGCCTCTGACTGCCTGGTGCAGCCGATGGCTGTCATTTCCAGCTGATTGAAGCCGTACCGCGCCACCAGCGCCTGCTCAAATACCGGCTCCATCGCGTCGGCATAAGCGTTACCCGGGTCTGACCATGAAACCAGCGCTGTGGTGTAGCGGCTTTTCGTGGTGCTGCTCGAATAGGTGAAGCGACCGCCAACAACGTTAGCGCGCGTATAGCTGTAATCAACATCGCGCGGCATGTCAGCCAGGGCCACAATCTGATCCCCGCCCCAGTAGGTCATGCCACGGAAGATAGCGGCAAAATCACGCAGGACTGTGTAGGCGTCGTTCCGGTCCTGAATGTACACGTTGCAGGTATAACGTGGTTCTGTACCGTTGCCCCCTTTGCCGTCTGGTACCATCTGATCACAATACTGAGCAACCTGATAAAGCGTCCATTTATCAATATTCGCAGCGGTCAAACGGTGCCCAAGGCCGAACCGGTCAGAAACAACCAGGTCGTAAAAAATCCACGCAGGGTTATCCGTCCATGCCCACTTAAACGCACCGGTCCATGTACCGCTATAAGTGCGGGTTTCAGGGTCGTAGGTATCTGGAACGCGGATAACGCGGCCGCGCGGTTCGCATGAAATTTGAGGAATAGAGCCGTTGAACTGGCTTGAGTCGAATTCGACGTAGAGCAGCGCGGTGTTCGGGTAGCGCAGTTTGGCGTCAATCACCTCGGTGAAGCTCTGCAGCATCATCGTGTCGCCGATCTTCGCGCTGTTGGCGTCAGAGGTAATCTTACGCAGACGTATTGTCCAGGTGCTGCCAGCCTGCGGTAAATCGATACGGTGGCTGCGCTCATAACCAGACGTCGTTTTTCCGGTCACGCTGGTATTGAGTACCGTCTGCCATGCGCCGCCGTCCGTCTGCAGGTCAATTGCATAATTGACCGAGTAACCCACCAGATCGCCGTCGTCCTCCTGTTTGAAAAGCGAGGGCCATTTAAGACGCAGGCGAACTGCTGAAAGCTGCGTATTGGTAAACGTGCGCGTCCAGGCTGTGGCACTTGATACCTCAGTTCCTACGCTGATCTCGTTTTCGGTACCGGGAATACCCTGAATATATTTTTGCGCCTGAGTTCCCGCGCGAAACTCCCACGTTACCCCGCTGAAGTTTTGGGAGCCGTCAGCATTCTCCAGCGCTGTTCCGTCCAGGTAGATATCTTTGCCGGTGAGCTGCCCTGCAAACTCACCTTCCCCAAGCGCAACGAGGATTTTTGCCTTCGCTACAGATTGCAGATCATCAGGCTGTTCGGTAGGAGTTCGGGAACTTGAGCTGCCGCCCTTGCGGCCTTTTAACACTTTATCTGTAGCCATATTGCGCCCATAAAAAAGCCACCCGAAGGTGGCCAGAAAAAAGGTTAGTTATCTACTGCTGATCTTCGACATAAATTCCGGCAGAAATAATCGCTCCGCCGATTCGACGCTTACCATAAAGCAGAGGCACCGGGTAGCCTTGCGCTGCAGTGTTGGTTACCCCGCCAAACGCATACGATGCACGGTTATCTGCGCTTTGTTTACTGGCTATGCCTGATGGCTGCGGTGAAAGCAGCTGAATAACCCCACCGAGGACCAACGAGGCACCAGTGGCAGCAGCAAACCCCGTCAATCCACCAGCAGCGAAAGCAGCGCCAATACCGCCGGGGCCAGTCAACACAGCAGCAGTAATAAGCACGGCCCCCAAGATCGTCTGCAAAAGACCAGCCTTTTTACTCCCTATTACTACAGGGACAATCCGGATCACTTCGCCGGTGACGGGAAAGCCGAGATCATCAACGCCAATATTCTTTTTATCTCTATAAACGGCATACGTCAGCCCTCGGGCTTTGCTTGTGTTTAAGAATTTCTCGAATCCATTGATGGTTTTCGCGAGTGCATTAATGGCTTCAGCAGTAGTGCGAACCAGACGGTGATGAACCCTTCCATATGTCTTAGCTAGCACGCCACTTAGCTCAATTCTTGTCATTACCTCTTGCATGCTGCCCCCATAAAAAAACCACCCGTAGGTGGTTTGTTAATTTACGCTCTCAAAGCCCAGCTTTTTTCCTTGCTTCTTCAAGGTAGTTTTCTTTCGACTGGTCTTTGTTATTTGCCTCGAAGTTTGGATCTACTATTTTTGATAATTTCTGGTCGATAGACTCAAGTAATTCAACCTGCCTGTTCGCTCTGACGCTGGCGCGGTTGATGAAAAACCAGAGAATTAACCCAATAAAAATACCGACGAAGATCCAACCAAACCCAACTGTATACATATCGTTCTCCTTGCCGTGTACTACACGATAGTATCAGTGACAGTTTGTTAAATAAAATTCTGATGTCTAAGAATCTTCATCGTCCTTTCCTGCCAGTAGCCACCATACGGCACGCGCTGGCTCAGATGTCCGTACAGGTGGTGCAGCAGCATATTGCCCTCCAGCAGAATTCCAGCGTGGTTCCACTTATCAGCCTGGACCTGCATGATCACCATATCGCCGGGTTTCGGTGGTCCGTCGAATTCACGGAATCCGCACTCATACCAGCAATCCTGATAGAAGTTGTCCGGATAGTCGTTTTCCCACCAGGGATAATCAACCCGGTAATCGTGGAGCTCGATACCGTGGGTCTGCCGGAAATAGCTCATTACCAGCCCCCAGCAGTCGAAGTGTCCAAGCACAAACGGACGCTCCAGCAGTGGCAACTCACCACGCGGCTGAATGGTACGTAAATCCCCCTCGGGCCAGCTCACGATATGCCAGGGTAAAAGCGTTGCGTCGCATTGCGCTTTATCCAGTTCGCTCGGCTGCGTAGTGGCGTCAGGGTGACTGTGAACGATGGCTATCACCGTACCCCAGTCCTCAGCAGCTGCATAGTCTTCTGGAGACAGGTGAAAATGTTCTGTCGGCTCGGTAGCGAGGTTACTACATGGAAAATATTTCTCTACCCGGCTCTTTTGCGCCACCACGCCGCAACACTCACGAGGATATTCAGCTGCAGCATGCGCCATAATCGCATCGATGGTTTTCTGACGCATATCAACTCCTGATCAGCGACGTACCAGGGAAGCCACCAAACGAGAGTTCGTTATTTTCGCCGAACCGAAGTTTGCAGGCCGTCAGCGTTCCGTTGCATTCATCCAGTGACGGATCGCTTACCTGGTTGTTGTTTTTGTCGAAATAGCGCGTACCGGCATAGTCGCAGCCGTCGCCGGTTCGGTACTTGTTCCGGATGCACCATGTGCACAGAGAATGAAGCTGGCGGGTAGGTATCATCAGCCCCTGCAGATCCATAGGGCTGGATAGTGTGAACTCAACAACTTCATTGGTTTCACTGCTCTTTGCATCGATGTAGAAAACCTTCAGCTTCTCCTGGGTCGGATCGGCTGTCGGATTGCCTCCGGTGAAGTTTCTCGCATCGAGATACTTACCAAGGGTGTCATGTATCGTCACCTTCGCCTGCAGCATATCGTCGTAAGCCAGGCAAAGCGCGGTGATCGAACTGTCGAGGTTAGCAACCGAAAGTTTTGGCTGGGCACTACTTCCCGAGGTTGAAGCTTCGATCCCCTCAATCTGGCATGGCCACGCTTTATACTCCTCACCCTGCCACCAGATAGATTTTGCTGGCAGTTTATTTTCATCACCGCCAGCAGCGATAATTTCGGCTTCAGAGTGCGCAAGACTGTAGCTGTGAAATCGCAGCACATCACCTGTACCAAATGCCGTGCCATCCACTTCGAAAAGCCTGACCACATCGCCAGGTTCGAGCTTCTGAAAATCTGCGTTAAGACTCATGGTTTGTAGGCCTGTTCAAAAGTTGCAGAAAGATTAAATAACCCGGCACCAAGTGGCGTTGGTGTGTAGGTGTCGCAGCGGTAAAGCCCGAGAGGCTCAAGCGGCGGGCGCCACTGAAACGCCGTCACGCCCGCATGGCGATCGAGAAAGTCTTTAATCGCCCCGATATACGTTTCGGTACCGGTAAACTGGAGAGTCCATTTCTGCGAGCGGGGATTAATCCCGTCGCCGGAAACCTGCTGATATCCGTCACCGAACTGCGCGGTGCGCCGTCGGAATGTCACTTCCTGCTCCGCGTTCGGGCGCGGACACCAGCTGAATGTTTCTATAGCCATCACCGCCCTCCTTTTGCCAGATTCCAGACCGCGCCACCGGGTGAAAGGTCACGGCCTATCAACTCGCGGTATCGCCGATCAACAAAACTACCTACCTCCCGCCCGAATTGCTCATATCCACCGCTAGCCTGAGTCTGGGTATTCCCATTGCCATCAATCTGAATACTGACCTGAGGAGCACTACTACCACCCGGTGTTAAGCCTGAGATTCCCATAGCACGCACGCCAAGCGATCCGTCAGCGGCGCGGGTCAGTGGCATAATAGCCTCCGGCCCAGCCTCCCCCATCAATCCGGCCCCTTTGGCAAAGGCAAACAGTGTTGGAGAGCTGACGACAGAGTTACTGTACTGACTGAGATCGGCAGAAGAGTAAACGCCGCCTTTGGCGTTGAATTGCAGGCTCGCCCCGTAGGACTGAATCGCAGTACCGCTGCTGGCGGAAGACGATGCGGCACCACCGAACAATGAGCCTATCGAGCTGGCTGCATTGGCGATCATCATGTTAACCATCACCTGTTCGATGATTTTCAGAACACTGACACCCCAGTCTTTCCAGCTCGCTTTATTGCCGTTGAGCATGTCGACGATATTGCTGCTGATACCGGAAAGCGCGCTTTTCATAGCGTCCGCCGCCAGCGTCGCATAGTTAGTTGAATCATCTACCCAGTCAGCGAGACCGTCTCTGGCGCCAGTCACCCAGTCAGACTGCAGCGCATCAATTTGACTGTAATAATCCTCCTGGATGCCCAGCCTCTCAGCTTGCGCATCCTTTAATGCCTGGGTTTCGCGGTCATAAACTGTCTGGCTGATATCTCCTGACTGATACTGCTTTTGCAGATCGCGCTGCTGATCGAGATAACTGCGCTCTATACTCAGCCTTTCCCTCAGCCTTTCACGCTGCTTGTCACCGAGTCCGGCCCCCTGAATATCCACGCCCAAATCTGCACGTGCATTCTCGTTCTGCTCCTGCAGATTTGCCACGAACGCCGCTACCTTCGCGTTTTCTTCATTAGCTTTTTTGACGGCATTAAGGCGATCAACTTCCTGAGCCAGAGACGCAAGTCGTTTCTTCTGGGTTTCGTTAAGCCCCTGCAACTTGCCGTCAGCTATATCGAACTGCAGTTTTTGCTGCTCGGTCACCACAGCAGTTTTTTTGCCGGTGGTATCGATCAGCTCAATCTGACGCATGTAACTGCGCTCAGCGCTTTTAAACGCTGAATCCAGTTTCTGACCAGAGGTATTTTTTTGCGGCTTACCGTTTGTTTCCCCGGCGCCAAGGGTATAGTTTGTTTTGACTGGCTCGGGCAGTTTTATTTCCGGTAGAGTAGATTGGGAGTTTCTCAAAAAGGCCAGTCGCCTCTGGAGCTCAGCCCTTTCGGCCTCCTTACCGGATACGTCCATACCTATTCTGTTGAAACTCGCCAGTATGCCTTTATCATCGAGATCTGCATTCAGGTTCTTGATGCGCCGTTCAATTTCTGGAATGGAGGCATTCAGGCCGACCGAACTCCCACCTTTGTACTGGTCTATCAGCTTTCCGGCCTCGGCTCCTACCCTTACCAGCCAGGTGGCAAGGTCCACTACCCCACCAACCAGATCAGTCAGACCCTGAATAACAGCCGGGTCTTTAAATACATCCCCCATATCTCCAATAGACTTCTGGAGCCCACTCAAATCTACGCTGGCGAGCCCTGCAGCAAGTTCAATTTTGACGCCGTTGACCTGCGTCTCCATATCCTCAAACAGGGCGTTGACTCTGACCAGCTTTTCAATATCTGCGTCATCGGGCGCCACACCAAACTTCTTCGCGGCATCCATATACTGACGCAGCTTTTCACTGCCATTGTCCAGGAGCGGCAGCATCTTTGACAGGTCATTACCCAGACTCTCCAGGATGGTAGTCTTCTCGGCGTTGGACTTAACTTTCTCCAGTGCGTCGCTGATAGCCAGGAGTTGCTTGTCGGGAGATTCTCCGGCCAGTTTCTTAGCCGACAAACCCAGAGCGTCCAGCGCACCGACCGCCTCACCAGATTTATTAAGAACGGCATCACCGATTTTGTCTCCGACATCTTTAAAGATATCGGCCATCTGATCGCCGGAAACACCTGCTTTTTCTGCAGCATATTGCCAGGCTAACAGGGACTGCGTGGACATGTTAAGTGACTTTGCCCAGCGGTCTGATTCGGTAATCTGACGTGAAGTGGTTTTGAGCAGGTTATACCCCGCCACTCCGGCTCCGATGGCTGCAGCCCCGACTGCTGTTGCGAATCCGGTCATGGCAGCTGCAGCGGCAGCGGCATCCTCCTTTACCTGCTTACGCCATTTTTGTGAAGCTCGCTCAGCCTGCGAGAGGCCTGAGACAAAACCGCCCACTTTGGCAATCAGGTCGATCGTCAGCGTGCCCAGTGATTTGGAAGCCATAAACTCTCCGTTGGCGGCATTATGTCCAGCTGGCTCTGGCTTCCTCTAACGAGATTGGTCCATCAGCAGCTTTGACTTTGGTAAAGTGAAGTGTGAAATCGGTCGGGTTGAATGGTGGGCGCTTGGGGTCTCTGTTAACGTTGGCTATCATGCTGCTCACCAGCCCGGCACCCCACTCAACCCGCAACATAGGGTTCAGACTCCCGTATCGTTCCCGGTACTTTGCCCAGAGTTGGGACTCTTTGAATGAGAGGACTTCCCGCGCTTCGGCGATTGTTCTGCCTCCGATTCCGTTGAGGACGAGCTCGCACCAGAATTCGTCTTCGGCGCTGAGCTCGAAGTCTTTCCCAGATCGTTAACTTCCTGAATGGCTAGAAGCAGTGCTACCGTCAGGCCGCCATCCAGTGCACCACGTTCAGGATCTGCCTCACCAGTAATGTCAGCCGGGGTGAAGATGGGTTTACCATGTTCATCGCAGATGGATGCGGCGATACGCCCTGCCACACCATCGACCTTACCACCAAAAGCCAGCACATCGGACGTTGCTGTGTGATAACCCATCGGGCGAACATACACGGTCGCGGTGATTTTTTTATCGCCTTGCGTCCAGGTGATTTCTTTCTCAACCGGGCGACCGGTAAACGCGCCGGACTCCTTGAGTGCATCAAGTGTTAATTTCATTATTAATCCTGATTAATAAGGGCGTTGCCGCCCTGATTTTATGGGGTCACGACTTTTGGCACCCATACAGCAGAGCCGGAGCGCTGGATAGATGCAGAAGTAGAAACAACCGTGTTTGCTGCAAAATCAAACGGGAAGTCGGACACATAGCCTTTGAATACGAACCATGTGCGGCTATTAGGTAGCACCAGGCCATCGACTGCACCGGATGCACCATTTTCAGCCGCAGTTGGTGATGCGGTTCCGTCTGACCATCCAATCGCGAAGGTCAGGTCCTGATCCTCTTCGTCGTCCGAAATGGACAGGTTGTAGAGCATGATGTGGCTGGTATTTTTAGGATCAGCGTTAAGCGTCAGTGATGCTGTGCCAGGCGTTCGAAGACCACGCTTATAGCTGCGATCAAAGCGTTCAGAAAGACAGGTGTCTTCAATCTGGTCAGCCGGATTGCTGCCGGGTGAAAATGCAGTGATACATTCAACTTCGCTCACCTCGCCTTTTACGAGCACAAAGAGCTGCGTACCTTGCGTCAATACAGACATTGTTATCTCCGGTCATAAAAAAACCGGCTCAAGGCCGGTGGTTGAATAATACGTTTATCGAGTGACTATCCAGTCAACATCGAATGAGTAGCGATAGCGCTTTGTTTCGGGGTCTCTTTCCTGTCCGCCCCAGCGCGTGATATGCGCGTGCGGCTCAATGGCATCCCGCAGCGCAGTAGCCACGGCAATCACTTCATCCACGGTGTCGGCATATGCATCCACCTGCAGCGTGAAAAAGTCTGCGTCAGGGCGCTGGGCAATGTAGTTCTCTGGAGAACCGGTGATGTTCTGCCAGACCACATAGGGATAGACCACGTTGTCGTCCTGAATTCCGAAAGGATAAATTCTTACCGGATTGCTTCCGAGTAAGTCAGTGACTTCAGGACTCGACGCGCAAACAGAAAAAATAGGGGCAATCATGCAGTGGTTCCTTTCTTCGTGGCCAGCCTGATAGCGCGATCAATAGCCTTTCCCATTTCCGTAGAAAAAACATTAATCACGTCATTATCTACGCCGTTCATTGCAGGTCGGAGGATAGGCCGCGCTGATGTGTGCTCAGTACCAAACTCAAGAAAACGCCAGTACCAGGTATCTCCTCCTGGATTGCCTTTATCTCCTGAGGTTTTGTATGTTTTACCCGCTCTGCCTTTTCTGACGTTTGCCTTTGTATTTGCATACTGCCTGGCACCGCCCATTACCCCGACACGGAATGCCAGATCACCTGTCCTGCGGAATTGCTTGCTGCTGAAGCTGGCGACGATATTTTTGTGGATTGCTTCTTTAGTCAGAGGATCATCAACTCGTGACGCGTTGCTTCTGGCCCGATCCCTTATAATGTTTGCCGCCTTACGCAATGCAAACCGACCGGCTTTATTACGGGTGACTTCTGATACGGCCTCCATTTTCCCAAGAAGTGATTCAAGCCCGGTAAGGCTTACCTCAACACTATCAGCCATCATTAACACCCTCAGAACAGGGAAGCGTCAGGTATTCACGTCCGCTTTTTGGATCGGGCAGAACACCATGGATGTTATACACAGCACCACGAAACAAGATGCGATGTTTTCTGGTAACTCCGGCACGGTAGCGAATAACAATACGGGTGGTTATTTCACCCTGAGAAGCCTGCGCAGCAATAAATTCACGCGCTGACAATGGTGAAACTTCGGCCCGGACAGTCGCAACATCTCGCCAGGTATTAATTACGGCTCCCGTTGTCGGGTTCTGCACTTTTACTGGCTCCTGCAGAGTAATCCTGTGGCGCAATTTCCCGGCCTGCATGTTACCCCCTGGGTTTACCGCTCAGATAGGTTTGTTGCTCTGCAGTTTCATCTAGTTCACCAGCCAGCGACTGGATAATGACATCGCAAAGCGCCATATTTGATTCAGCCAGACGGCTTATCGCTTCCGTCTGCTCCCTCTGCGCTGTGATTTGTTCCCGTATCACTGCTATCAGTTCGTTTACCAGTTGCTCGTTCATAAGCTATTTTTGCCCACTTTTTTATCCACTCGCTCCGTTGCGCGCATCCAGACGCGAATCGTTGCCTGCGCCGTTTCCGCGCCGCCTGAAAGCTGCTCTCTGCCGCTGATCCTCTTTACCTCAGCCGGGACCGGGTTGCCACCTGTCCACGATTCAACCGGCTGACCAGATGGATCGCGCGAAGTCGTGAAGGTGAGAATTTTTACCCGGTTCCTGAATCGTCCAGGTTCCATCAGGAGCCCTCCTCTGATTCGGCTTTTCCGCGCCAGTTGCGATGAATGAACATCATGCGTTCGGCGGCTGCATTCTCATAAAGCTGCACTTCGCTTTGTGCCGTCCGGTGTTCAAACATGTCAGCAAAGACAAGCAGAACGGCGCCCTTAACGGCGGCAGGAATATCAGCCGCAACCTTCCATGCTGGTTCATCGCACCAGCGCATGCAGTAGTCAAAAGCGGCCTGGGCGTACAGCGTGATCAGCTCGTCCCTGTCGTCTTCCTCAAACTCAATCTGCTGCTTAAACAGACTGAGGGAAATTACATCCAGAACATCTATCGCCATACGTTAAAAGGGCGGGTTTCCCCGCCCCCTCCATCATGAGCCAGAAGAGAAGGTGCCCTTGATGATTGCTGTCGGGCGATAATGCGCCAGCGCCAGACGCTCTTCGCACAGGATGGTCAGCATGTTTTTCACGAAGTTATCGCGGTCTTCACGGCTAACTTCCACGGTGGCATCCATGCGATCCCAGACCTGTGAGGCCATATCGAAACCGCCTACGGTAAAGGTGCCGGCGGCCTGCGCCTTAGTCGGAACCACTGGCAAGCCCCACATGATGTTACTGGTGAATGCCTGAGGACCACCGAAGATATAGCGGCCTTCATTGTCTTTCAGCAACGCGATGTTGTGCCAGTCGCGCGGGTTCAGGACGATACCGGAAGCGCTGAACTCAGACTCGGTCACCTGATAAATAGCGTGAGCGATAATGTCAGCGCGGGTGTCGCCGGTGGCATTCAGCGAGGTGTCATAGGCGGTTGCCACTTTGTTCAGCCCTTCCAGGTTATCCCCGGTACCGTCGCCGTTCAGCAGCTGGCCCTCTTCCTTCAGTGCCAGGCCGTACATGAGGCGGTTGTTAATGTAGGACTGAAGCATTGGCGCATCATCCATCACCTGACGTGATGCCTGCACCCAGTGCGCGATGGTCTTCACGTTCGCGGTTTGTTTGCTGAAGGTGATATCCGATTCTGGCTTCAGTGCTTTCTCTGCCACCACGTCGGCGTTATTGGTAAACACCTCTTCACGCACATATTCCAGAGCGTTACTGGAAGTGCGGCCCTGAGCCAGCAGATCACGAATGGTAAGACGGCGCAGGCCTGGCATGATGATGCCTGGGATCTGCATAGGCTGGATCAGTGAGCCAGCCGAATCAGCGTCACTGCCTAGTGACTTGTTAAACGTTTTAGCGCCAAAGGTGCCCTGTTTACCGTCCCATGACTTAATAAGCTCTTCAGCAGCCCGTTCAGAGAAGGATTTCTTCTCACCAGGATTCTCAGCGCCGGATGCCAGTTTCTGTTCCAGATCGAAGAGGCGAGTGCCGGATTTGGTCAGCTCTTCCTGTACTTTCATCAGGTCGGACTGCAACTGTTTGGAAACCTGGCCTGTGCTTTCGATTTCTGCTTTCTGCGCATCGAAAAGCTGGGTCATTTTCTGCTGGGATTCTTCGATAGCTTTTTGAATGAGAGCGAGTTCAGACATAATTATTTACCTAAGTTAGAAGGGAAAGATTTGATGCTCTGAAGCAGAGCGTTTATTTGTGCTTCGTTTCCGTCGCCCTCGGACTCGCTCCGAATCGCTGACTTAAACCGGGCAATTAGCCCAACTGCCTGTGATTTGGTGAGGCCGACTGAATCCCTCAGCCAGTTCTCCACATCACGAATCGTTTCAATGCCATCGACACTTTTCATGGCTGCGATGCCAGCCTGTTCGTTGGCGGGGAAAGTGCAGACGCTGATTTCTCGCAGAGCCTGGATATTCTTAAAAATGCGGCCTGTTGGAATGATGGTGTAATCGTCTTTCGAAACGGAAAAGCCAACCGACATACCTTCAACCGTACCGTGCTGCATTGCCGCTTTCAGGTCAGCGGCGCCGCTGTGTCCTGGGGTAAGTTGACCGCGCACATACAGGCCTTTTTCGTCTTCAGCCAGGCTGTCCCATTTGCCAACCGGCAGTTCCCACGTCCTGTGGTTAAAAAACATCGCCACTTTTCGGGTCTGGTTCGCCAGCGCGTTTTTAAACGCCCCGGGCAGAATGATGTCGCCAGCGGAATCGGTGTTATTAAAAACAGAGGCGTAGCCTTCAAAAATCCCCTGTTTACCGTCACCGGTGAATTTGATTTCTGTCTCGTCGAAGGACAGCGTTTTTACGATTTCAGGCATTACGGCCCCCATAAAAATTAAGCCCCGTTATTACGGGGCTCTTTGTTGGTTCCTAAATCGGTGATCGGCACGTATTGCGACTGGCGCATTGCCACATCGCCACCCGGCAATGGCGGGAGGTTGTCCGTTCGTCGCATCTCGTTGATGGTGCGTAGCCCTGCCTCTCCCATTGCCTTCATAAAGGCAGCGCGGGATGCCGAATCGCCCCTCAGCAGGCCGTCGAGGTTGTGCTCAGCATGAATGCGGCCAACATCCTTAGCAGGAATAAGCCACCGCTGAATGCTGTTTTCCCACCTGGAGATATAGGGCTGCAGGGTGTACTGCAGGAAGCCGAGATTCTGCTGCTCGATGCCCGATCCCCAGCTCGTTGATTTCTCGACGTCGCCGACAAGGTGAGGCGGTACGCCAAAGAATCGCGCCAGTTCACTTACCTGAAATTTTCGGGACGCCATCATTTCGGCATCCTGCGGAGTTACGCCAATTGCCGATGTAGAAAAACCCGCTTCCAGAATCCAGAGGCGTTTTTTTACCGGGCCGCCGGCGATCTCTTTGAAGTTCTCTTCGACCTGGGAGCGCTGCTGTTCAGTTAGCACTTTTTCGCCAGTTGAGAGGATTTGCGGAGACTTGGCGCCGTTGGCAAAGAAATCTCGCTGCTGGTCCTCCATCGCAACTGCCACACCTGCCGATTTACAGGCAAAAGCAATGGGTGACAGGCCTACAAGCCCGGTGAATCCGAAGCCTTTAAGGTGAAAAATCTCTTTCTGCGAAAAGTCGGCGTATTCGCTGTCGCGTTGATAGCGATAAACCACTTTTTTTCCGACGAGCTTCACATCCATATTGGCAGACTGAAGCGGGAGAAGGCTGATCACGTCACCTGCGCTGTTGCGGTCCACAAGTGCATATGCGTTACCGTAGAAACAGAGCTGCATCGTCATGGCCTCCCTGAATTCTTGGGCGGTCATGTACTGATTCGGTGAGTAGCGCAGCAGTCGCGCCAGTGGATTGCTCAAATCCACTTTTTTACGGTTGTCATTCTGGTCTGTTTCGAAGACATCAAGCGGTAAGCATGCCGTGAGCGTTGAAATCAGGCTCACGCAGCGCCACACAGTCGAAATTTGCAGTATCCGTTCATCGTTAATGGATGAATCGCCCAGGTGTCCGTGGGCCGAAACAGGCCCCGTCTGTGAGCCCTGATTTGGGGTGACTAAACGCCCGCCGACAAACCAGGACTGCAGCCTTGCCCACCAGCCGTTATTGGTTCGCAGGTCAATCGTGTATTTAGGTTCTTCCATCACATGCTCAGCGGTCGGAAAATGAAGTCGTCGAAGTCACCACCCTGTTCGGTAACTTCCCCATTAGCAGCACCAACGGACATTGTCATTGCGACCATGCCATCAATACGGCCCGTTGCTTTGGATTTATCGAGCTTGCGGTTGCCAGCAGCATCTTTCACCACCACCGCATTCACAGCACACATCGTTAATACGGGGTGCATGCCATGCCTCACGCGCCCGTTAAGCATCAGAGACTCCAGCGTGTCTACAGCTGGCCCCATATCCTTAAAGCCCTGGCCGAACTCGACCAGCGGGAGGCTCAGCCCAATGGCATCGGCATCCTTCCTGAACTGGTCAATGCGCCAGCGGTCAAAAGCCATCGAGGTAAGGTCGAAATCACCGATAATTTCAGCGATATCCGCAACGACGAATGAGTAATCCACCGAAGCTCCTGGCGTGGTGCGCAGCAGCCCCTCCCTCACCCAAACGTCATAGGGTGCTCGGTCCGTTTTGGTTCGCTCTTCAAGAGTCTTTTGCGGTGTCCAGAAGAAGGGGAAAACATCCCAGACACCATCATCTGCTTCACCAGCGATAACCAGCGCCGTTAAGTCGTTCCTGGCTGACAGATCCAGCCCCGCGTACCACTTCCTCGGGGTGTTAATCGGCATCTCTCCGCAAAGCTCCCACACGCTGCGGGAGATAAACGGCGATACGGTAGACACGCGCTGATTGAGGTTGAGGTTTCGGAAGGTGTTTTCGAAGCTTGGCATTCGGCCAGCTTTCTCAGCCTGGCGCGCCATGTCTTTTTCTGACCTGAATGTTCCCAGTGCCGGGTTCGCAGCCAGCCAGGACTCGCGTTTACTGATATCAGCGTCTTTTGGCGCTTCATAAACGTGGCACACGATGTGCGGATCTTTCGATTTGACCGCATCATCAATCCAGATGCTAAGCAGGTCAGCATCGTTTGCTGCCTGCGTACTGATAACGATTAGCAGCGGGTTTTCATGAGCCCCCTGCGCCGTAGTTATTGCATCGATAAAATCATCCTGCGGGCCCCTAACCTGCCCTGTTTCATCGAGAATGGCCAGAATGGGGGAAAGGCCGTGCGTCGTCTTACCTTCTGCGGATAAAGCCTTGTATTCGACGTTACACGGCAGGCCGATCAGCTTTTTGCCGCTGGGCGTAATGTGCACAATCTCCTGCAGCTTGGGGTTCAGGTTAACCATCTTCACCGCGAGGTTAAAAACGATGGCCGCCTGTTCCCGGCTGAGTGCACCGCTGACAATCTGCGTGTTCTGCACCGCTTCAGGCCCCACCAGGTGAGCCAGCAGAATTCCGGCAATCAGGCCAGTCTTACCATTTTTTCGGGCGATGGAGAGGATCGCCATATCCGTTCCGGCTGGATTGTCGTAAACCGCCAGGATGAAATCTTTCTGAAAGGGGTCCAACCGCATAGGTTGGCCGATAAGCTTGCCTTCTGGCACGATGCAAAAGCGCTCAATGAACGCTATTACACGCTCACCTCGCGTCATAGTCTTTTATCCGTGCTTGGGAAAGGCGATCAGGTTATCGTCCTGGTCCTGATGCTCGTTTTTGGTATTCCGTGCATCACGATCGTTCTGATTACGTTTCTTCTGGTCGCGACTTTCGCCGTTGGTTGCGTGGGAGTGGATCTGGAGGTCGCGGCGCTGAGCCAGGATAGTTCGTTGTAGCTCAACAATTTGCTTGCGGAGGTCTTTTATAAGGCCTTCGTCTCGCTCCTCCCCGCGTATGCGCTCTTCTTTGCGTAAATCCTTGCGTAAAACGGTGATATAGAGCTGATTATTAGCAAGTTCTACGGCGGCTAGAAGGTCGGCAGGCGTCCAGCTGTCCAGAGCTTTCGATCTGATATTGTCATGCCAGAATGGTTCGGCTTTTTTCTCCAAACCTGCATGGGACGGCGGATCGATGGTGTCCACAGCTGCATTTTTCATGGCCTGAACCGCTGCCGCCGAACTGTCGGAACGGATTCGTTTATCTGCCATATGTCAACACCTTAAAACTAAAAAAATCGGGTTAGCGTTAAATTCAAACTTTGGCGGCGGTCATTTGGGGCAAAGGTTTTGAAGATTTGATCCCCCCCCCTGCCCTGAATGCGATTCATTCTCATTTGATATCGTTGCATTTGAAATGATTTCACATGATAGATAATCTACTTGCCGCCGCCGCGCTATGCCGAATGTTTGTCTACCTGTTCGAGTTTGTGATCGCCTTTCCCATACTCGGACCACACATGTCCTGACACGGTCAATGTCGGTACGTCCTCGCCTAAGGTGTGGGAGAACTGGATAGACGTTACGCGCTTCATCTCCACGCCATCAATCGCCAGCTGAACAAACTTACCGTCTCGGTATTCAATGATGAGGTCTTTCATTACGTGCTCCAGTGAGACGCAGGATCGAGCGGGTAGCCGTTGGCATCACAACCGATTACCGCGCCGCTCTTCTCCATTCTCTGTTTCGTTGAGTCATGATGCGCTTTGCACAGTGGCTGCCAGTTCTCTTTACTCCAGAACAGGAGCTGTGCTTTCGATATGGCCAGAGGGTTACCTGACTTAAGCGCATCTTTCAGTTTGTGGGGCACGATATGGTCGACCACCGTTGCTGGTGTTATGCGCCCCTGCTGCTCGCACATCACACACAGTGGGTGCTGCTGGAGAAAACGCAGACGGGCCTTATCCCATCGGCTGCCATATACGCGGGGCTCTTTGTTCATGCCAGTCTCCATGCACGGCGGCGTTCTGGTTCATGACCAGTTTGTAAATCTCTAACTGGAATTTCTGTTCTTCAGTCATGAGAATAATCTCTGCCATTGTTGGCTCCGTTTATCCGTTAAAAGGGATATCAGTTAAGTTATCCCGTGTAGGGTATAAGCTATTGTCGAGACCACTCATTGAATGGTCTCTGCAATAACCGATGTCTTTCCATCAGTCCGCCACCACAAAGAATCTTTTTTGCCATAAGGCAGGAGGTTCATCTTTCAGTGGCTGCCAGTGTTATTTCCCCACTTACTGGCTTGGGTTGTTTCGCGGTGCTGCCGTTAACTGGTGGCGCACAGATTTAGTTAAATCCGTTCTCGCATGATCCAGCTTTTACATACCTGGATTGTGAGGGATGTAAATCACGGTTTCATTATCAAGCCCACCCGTAGATGGGCTTTGGAATGAAGAGTTGTTATGAAAATTGCTCTAAACAAGCATTAATAGCCATCAGAAGTAATCGCTACAGATTTCAATCCCTCAATGTCATCCTTGGACAGGGCGAACCATTCACCGTGCTTTCTCTTTGCGGCAAATTTGCGATGAAGCATGTTTTCAGTTTCTCTTCCACCAGGGATCAGGCACTCAAGCTTCAAGCAGTCTGGTCCAGAGTTGCCAAGCGATTTGATGCGTTGTGGAATGTTGGATGAATACCCAATTTTGGTTAGCCCAGTTTTCTTCGATGACAAAACGTATACCTGAGGAGGTTCTTTTCTCTGGTCTTCCATTACACGTCTCATTGTTGCCCTAAGTCCGCCGTGCATCAGCATTTCAACAAAGAACGCTGACCGAACACCTGACGACTTAAGCATGCCAGAAAATTCACTTGCCAATTCCATTAACTCTGCGATGTTTTCAGGAACTTTTTGGCAGTTATCTTCCTTGTATAAGGAAATCATTCTTTGAAGCTTTTCTTCTAATTGGTTCATAGCGTCTTTACCTTTTAGAAAGTGAGCCTGTCTCACAGAAAAGCCGCCCGAGAGAGGTCGCCACCTATAACGGCATTTCTCAGGCTCGCTTACTGAAAGGCTCTCGTTAATATGCGCGTGAGATGCGCGTTTACTGCGGACATAAAAAAGCCCCGCATCGCGAGGCTCATTAAATGGACTTTGTGATTTGCAAAAAAATTATTTCAGGCATTGCGTCCTGATGTACTCCTGCAGGTAGTTAACCTGCGCGGTTATCCTGTCGATTCCACTTCGGAGACGGTAATAATTGAGTTCAGCATCTGCTGTAAGTCCTGGGCTTTCTCCATCGCCCATGCCGCTGGCTCCGGTCGTTGACTTTGCACAGGTGGCGGCGACTTGCAGGCGCTTACGACCAGCAGAAACATCAGCACGGAGACTTTCGATAGTCGCGTTAGCATCAGCAAGCTCCTTTGTATATCTGGCATCGAGTTCTGCTACGTCACGTTGACGCTTCTGCATATCAGAGATCGTCGCCATAGCCGAATCTAATGCCATAGCGTTTTCGTCGCGCTGTTTTTTGTATTCAATGGCTTTATTGTGGTAATGATTAGCTGACCAGACGAGAGAACCGAATAAAGTCAGGAGGAAAGCAGAAATAACCAGCTTATAGCGAAGTTTCATTAACCACCCCGCCAGCTTCTTTGAATTTGGCAATCAGACTATCGATCTTGTGTTCATACTGACCGTAGCCAGCACCGGGCAATGAAGCCCAAATATTGCTGCAACGATCAATAGCCTGACGAATATCACCCCGATCAATCAGCGGCAGCGCGCCGCGTTCTTTAATCTGCTGTAACGCCACCGCATCCTGGCTTTTCGGAGAGAAGTCTTTCAGGCCAAGCTGCTTACGATAGGCATCCCACCAACGGGAAAGAAGCTGGTAGCGTCCGGCGGCTGTTGATTTGAGTTTCGGGTTTAGCGTGACAAGTTTGCGAGGGTGATCGGAGTAATCAGTGAATAGCTCTCCGCCAACAATGACGTCATAACCATGATTTCTGGTTTTCTGACGTCCGTTATCAGTTCCCTCTGACCATGCCAGCATATCGAGGAACGCCTTACGTTGATTATTGATTCCCACCATCTTCTACTCCGGCTTTTTTAGCAGCGAAGCGTTTGATAAGCGAACCAATCGAGTCAGTACCGATGTAGCCGATAAACACGCTCGTTATATAAGCGAGATTGCTACTTAGTCCGGCGAAGCCGAGAAGGTCACGAATGAACCAGGCGATAATGGCGCACATCGTTGCGTCGATTACTGTTTTTGTAAACGCACCGCCATTATATCTGCCGCGAAGGTACGCCATTGCAAACGCAAGGATTGCCCCGATGCCTTGTTCCTTTGCCGCGAGAATGGCGGCTAACAGGTCATTTTTTTCTGGCATCTTCATGTCTTACCCCCAATAAGGGGATTTGCTCTATTTAATTAGGAATAAGGTCGATTACTGATAGAACAAATCCAGGCTACTGTGTTTAGTAATCAGATTTGTTCGTGACCGATATGCACGGGCAAAACGGCAGGAGGTTGTTAGGGCAACCTCATGCCACCCGCTTTCACGAAGCCAGCCATTGCGCTGGTTTTCTTTTATGCAAAGCACACCGCACCGTAGCCACAGCGGATAAGTTGATTATTTTTGTCTGTCTGGTATTTGGTTTGATGTGCTTTCAGAAAGGCCGTGCTTAAAACGCAAAAAACCCCGAGATATTAACTCAGGGCTTTATTTAACGAGTGAATTTATCCATCGTTGATGTCAAATTTACCCAACTTTATTCAAAAAGTCAATATCATGCCGTTAATATGTTGCCATCCGTGGCAATCATGCTGCTAACGTGTGACCGCATTCAAGATATTGTCTGCGATTGACTCTTCCTTGTGGCATTGCACCACCAGAGCGTCATACAGCGGCTTAACAGTGCGTGACCAGGTGGGTTGAGTAAGGTTTGGGATTAGCATCGTTACAGCGCGATATGCGGCGCTTGCTGGCATCCTTGAATAGCCGACACCTTTGCATCTTCCGCACTCTTTCTCAACAACTCTCCCCCACTGCTCTGTTTTTGCTATATCAACCGCGCGGCCTGTACCATGGCAATCTCTGCATCTTGCCCCCGGCGTCGCGGCACTACGGCAATAATCCGCATAAGCGAATGTTGCGAGCACTTGCAGTACCTTTGCCTTAGTATTTCCTTCAAGCTTTGCCACACCACGGTATTTCCCCGATACCTTGTGTGCAAATTGCATCAGATAGTTGATAGCCTTTTGTTTGTCGTTCTGGCTGAGTTCGTGCTTACCGCAGAATGCAGCCATACCGAATCCGGCTTGTGATTGCGCCATCCCCATAGCAGCCATCACATCAGTACCGGAAAGAGAGTCAGAAGCCGTGGCCCGTGGTGAGTCGCTCATCATCGGGCTTTTTGGCGAATGAAATTTAGCTACGCTTTCGAGTCTCATGCGCCTTCTCCCTGTACCTGAATCAATGTTAGGTTTCCGCAGAACACTGCGCCGGTATCGATATACATTTGGTTGGCAAACTTGAGTGGTTTCACTGCTGGCGTATGACCAAAGATGAACGTGTCCGCGCCTTTGATTTCTTTCACGATCCCGTTTTGTGAGTTGCTGATTCGTTCGCGGTTCCAGATTACCTGCTGATGATCAACTGGCTTTCCAAACTCGTATTCGTCACAAGGATAATCGGCGTGGCAGATGACATATTTTTTATCTTTGCTCACCAGTTCGATGATTAACGGAAGTTCATCTGCTTTATGGGCAAGAGCTTTAGCCAGAATTTCTTTGTCGTAATCGAGATTAAAGAACCAGCCACCGCCATTAAGCATCCAGTGATTGACGTTTCCGCGCTCTGATAAGCCATCAATCATCATTTGCTCATGGTTTCCACGTACAGCTCTGAACCAGGGGAATGTGATTAATTCCAGGCATTCGACGTTCTCTGTACCGCGATCGACCAAATCGCCAACCGAGATAAGCAGGTCTTTTTTGGTGTCGAATCCTATCGTCTCCAGTTTTTTCATCAGGTTCGTGTAGCATCCGTGCAGATCGCCAACTACCCAAATATTTCGGTATTTGCTGCCATCAATTTTTTCGTAATAGCGCATCTCTTTCACTCCATCCGCGATGAACCATGAGAACGTCGTTGACGATGGCGTGCATTTTCCCGTCTTTATCATCAACGTATTTTCTGACCGTACCGCGACTACATTTCAGTCTGCGTGCTACTTCTGTCTGGTTTCCGTATGCTTCAACGAGCATGTCTGGAATGGTTTTTACTGAGAACGTCATGCGGCCTCACTTCTGCTATTTCGCAGGTCTTTGAGTTTCTGCTGATACTCCGCCTTGATGGCCCTGCACTCTTCGACAGTCCAGCGATGGCGGTTATGGTTTGATTCGATTTCGTCTACTGCTTCCTGCCCGATGCGATTAATCAGTTCGACGCGATACGGAACGAGATTTCCGCTTTTGTGCTGGTTGCACACCACGCACTGAGAGATCCCCTCATAATTTCCCCAAAGCGTAACCAT